GAGCATGGGGACGATGCGCTGTTGGAACCGCTATATTTGATCACAACTTCGTTGCAAACCCATAATGCAATCCACTACGGCGACGCTAGTCTGCTGCCAAGGGGTCCGGTCGTGAGACAACGGGGTGACACTACACTTTGGTGAGAGGAGGAGAATGGCGAAGATCAACCTTCAGCCACCCACGTTGGATTTGTCGTTATATGCTGGAGACGGTATCTCCTTTCGATTAATTTGCACAGATGATGACAATCAGCCCGTTGATGTGTCCGGCGAAGTAAAAGCACAGGTAAAACAAGCTCGTGGAACTGGAGAATCATCCCTAGCAGATTTTGCTACGGACATGGATAGCGCTTCGGATGGCATTATCGCACTTTCTTTGACCGGAGATCAAACGCAAGAGCTGATTACAGACAGTTCAGGCAAGTTTACCGGGGTCTGGGACGTGCAGTGGACCGAAACGGATAAAGAACCGCGTACGCTATGCCAAGGCAAAGTGGAGTGTTACGCTGATGTCACCCAGTGATCTTGAAATTACCATTGATCCGAAAGACATTGAGATCAAAATCAATTCTGAGGGACCAGAGATCGAATTAACGGTCGACGAGACGCCCGATGTAGCCACTTTGATTCCTCCGGACGAGTTCAAACTGACTGTCGAGTCGAGAGAGATTGGTATCGACGTCAGCAACCAGATTTCGAACGTAGAGATCAATCTGGATTCAGCACCCGACGTTATTTTCCTGCCGACTACCGGTTTGACCGGTCCTCCGGGTCCGGAAGGAGATCCTGGACCAGCGGGTCTCCCAGGACCTCGTGGTGCAACTGGTGCGGATGGGGCTGCCGGAGCTGAGGGTCCTAAAGGCGATACTGGCGACACGGGTCCGCAAGGTCTGACTGGTCCTACTGGAGCTGAAGGTCCTAAAGGTGACACCGGTGATACTGGTGCTACCGGTCCTACGGGTGCTACGGGTCCACAGGGTAATCCAGGTGCTACAGGAGCAACCGGGCCGCAGGGACTAAAGGGCGATACTGGTGCAACGGGTAGTACCGGTCCTCAGGGTCCACAAGGAGATCCAGGCGCCGCCGGAGCAACGGGACCACAGGGGCCGATTGGTAACACCGGTGCTCAGGGTCCACAAGGAAATCCGGGAGCCACAGGAGCGACAGGACCGCAGGGGCCGATTGGTAATACCGGGGCAACGGGAGCTGCAGGTCCAACAGGTCCAGCTGGTGCCGTTGAGGTTTATGAACAACCTAGCGAGCCAGCAAGCACTCTAGTAGGTGCGCTTTGGATCGATACCGATGAAGGACCGCCGAATTGGACAGGTGGCGGTGGAGCTCCTGGGATTGTTGGTGCACCAGTAGCTTGGTTGGTCGATGTGATTCCTGATGGTTGCTTGGAATTCAACGGGCAGGCGATTACAGCAGCTGCCTATCCAAAATTGTATGCCTTGTTCGGAGCTAATCTGCCTGATTTGCGGGGACTTACTTTACTAGGCGCCAGCGCAAGTCATCCGGTTGGTTCAACTGGTGGTACGGAGACTGAGACTTTGACTATTGCTCAAATTCCTTCGCATAATCATGGTGGTAGCACTGGAACGGGTGTAACTGGTACTGGTACCTCGGGAACACAACCGGCAACTGCGACTGGTACTGAATCGGCGGATCATACTCACTCAGGTAACACGGGTTCCGCGGGTTCGCACTCGCATGACACTGCCGATGGCACCGGTTTCTTCATGACCAACGATTCCTCGACGATTACAGTTGGTTCCGGTGGTACGGCTCGTTATTATGCTCAGAAATTGCAGCTGACGGATGCTGCTCCAGCGCATACTCACACTCTAACCACCGGTGGTCGTAGTGCAGTCCATACGCACACGGTTCCGGCTCATTCGCACACGGTTCCTTCGCTTTCGATTCCGGCACTCTCGATTTCAGCACAGGGTGGCGGCGGTAGTCATAATAACTTGCCACCGTTCAGAGCGGTGCGCTGGATTACGGTGGCGGGCTAATGGCTATCGTTACTCCCAAAGCCGTTCGAGTTCGTCGCAGTGCCGGTTGGCAGGACGTAGCAATCATCGGACCACAGGGACAACCGGGCGATCAAGGTCCTGTTGGAGCTACAGGCCCAGCGGGCCCGACTGGTCCGACTGGTGCTAAAGGCGATACAGGTAATACTGGTCCAACCGGCTCTACGGGTCCGCAGGGTCCACAGGGAGATGTTGGTCCAATTGGTACAACCGGTCCGCAAGGTCCGGCGGGGCCACAGGGAGCACCATCAACTGTTCCGGGTCCGCCCGGTGACGGTGTTCCGACTCCGATTGGTTCGACCGGTCAGTTTATTCGTGTCGCTGGCGGTGTCGCGGTTTGGCAGGATTATACGCCACCGGACGCGTCTTCAAGTAGTAAGGGAGTTGTACAACTTGCCGGTGATTTGGCAGGTACAGCCGACGCTCCGGCGATTGCTCCGGGTGTGATTGTCGATGCTGATATTTCAGCGATAGCAGCTATTGAAGGCCGAAAACTTAATTGGCATAAAGGTACTACTCCGCCTGCTAGTCCAAGCGATAATGATCTTTGGTACGACACTGAAATGGGCGGCGGAGTTGGCTGGGTCTTTGTTTACGATTCGACACAAGCTACTTATAAATGGGTAGCTGTTGGCTGCGAGCCGTATTTTAACTTTTCCGGTGGAGATACCAGTGCCAGTTTGACCGCGAATACCTGGGGTGGATTTACAGTTACAGTTACTATCAACCGTAATGGAATTTATGTTATCGAAGGTGGATTCACCATTCGTACAAGTTCTGGCGGTGCGACCGTATGGGCCGGACTTCAGGTTGATGGGGTAAACCCGACGGTTGATTCGACGCATACAGCAGGTGGTTATTGCGCAGTTTCGTCTGCTCGTCAAAATCTTCATGTTCGTAGCGTAATCACACTTACAACTGCTCCAGCAAACATTATTTTGTTGGGTCAATCTACTGTTACACAGTCACACTCTGTTAGTAACAGATACGTTTCGGTTACTCCACGAGCGATCATCTAAAAAAGAGGTATGAATGATCACAGTGAATACAAGTGTGCAATTTACCGCCGAGGACCGAGCCGATGCCGAAGCAAAAATTGCGTCCTGGCGGTTGCACGAGGGTTGTGTAGTGGTTTCGCATCTGAGCGAACAACTTGATGCACAGGAGACAGTGGAAGGGTCTGGTGGCGAGTTGACGCGCCAGCCTACCGCGGATGAGCTAATGGCGGAGACGGAGTTAGCAACTCAGGGGAATGGAAATGAAACGACCGGTTGAACTTTTCAAACAACGCCCAGCTGAGTCAGCGATGCCACTGGCAACAGTTGGCGCAATTCTGATCGGTCGGGCTTTAGGTGTCGAAGATACAGATACAATTGCCTACATTGCAATCGCACTTTCATTTATTCCAGCTGTTGTAACCTGGGTGACTGACATAATCAGACGAGACGAGTCCGATGGAACTGTTTACCAGCCTCCTAGCGCTGGATCATCCTGACTGGACGCTCCCTTGGGCAGGGATTGGAGCAGTTCTACTTGGACTAGGAAGCGCGCTCAGTGGAGCTGCGGCATTGATCACAGCTCGCAGAAAGGGTAGAAATGAAAGCTGCGCTGCTGCTAACACTGGGACTGGTAATGGCAACGGGGGCCGGGTATCTGGCGACGACAGCGTTTAGCGGAGCTCCAGATCCGGTTAGGACAGAAACAATTACTCTTAAGAATGGACCTACAGGACCAGCGGGTCCACAAGGTCCAAAAGGAGAACCGGGTCCTAAGGGCGAACGAGGTCCTAAAGGAGAAGTTGGTGCAACTGGTCCGGCGGGACCCCCAGGCTCGGGTAGCCCGTGCGCGGGCGCGCCTGTGGGATATTCTCCCGGAGTCTTGTTGATCAATCATCCTGGTGGACAAACAAGAATCTACACATGTCTGGAGGACAAATGAACGAACAGGAAGCTCCAGTTCAGGATCCCGCAGAGCCGACTGAGCCCGCAACTCCAGAGCCTGCACCAGAACCAAGTGAGCCAACACCCGCACCGGATACGACACCACCGGACGAAGAAGACAACGGTGGCGACGGAGAGGAATAGGAATGCCGTTTGATACGGACGAAGAGGTAGAGCCAGATGAGGTTTCAGGCATAGACGCAGACGAGTCCGAAGCTCGCTTGACTGTTGTGATCGACAAGAATCTGATTCTCGAAGCTGGGGATATACCTGTACGCGAGTCAGAGCCTGAGCCGAAGGAGGAGGAAGAAGATGGCAGCTCCTCAGGTTAAGTTCACCAGGGATATTCTCGTTGGTTGTCGAGGCGCTGACGTAATCGCGCATAAGCGAGCTATTTCAAGAGCTGCTCCAAACATGTATCCCTGGCACGACTTTACCGAGTTGTGTGGAAGACCATTTATGCATGCGGTGGTAGCTTGGAAGCGAAGTAAAAAATTGAGTGGCGTGCCTCGGATTGGCTTGACTGCTCATAACGCTCTCGAGCGCACGCGCGCGAAGAAGAAGCCAGACGAATGGGCGTTTGATCCCTACTCGATTGCGCTTTGTCAGGAATACTGGAAACAGCATCAGCAAGCTCCAGCAGAGGCGAAACGAGAGAAGGGTGTAAGTGCAGGTTTCTTCTGGTACGCACATCGAAACTCAATTGCCTATTCTCAGTATCGGCCTTTCTCACTGGGTAGGCCAGCTTGGCTTCCCAGTCGCTGGGATTGCTCAGCCTTTGCTACAGCTTGCCACTATGCGGCTGGCGCTCCGGATCCGAATGGCCGGGGCTATGACCATCAAGGCTATACCGGCACACTGATGGATCATGGAGTACACGTAGGTAGTATTCAAAATTTGAAACCACTTGATCTGATTTTCTACGGACGAGCTCGTTCTGCACCGGGCTTCCCTGGTGGTTCTCCGACCCATGTAGCTGTTTATGTCGGGGTCAAAAACGGAACGCCGATGGTACTCTCGCACGGCCATTATCCGATGAGCTACTACCCTTACAATTATCGAAGTGATATTCATCACTTTCGACACTACAAGATATAAGGAAAGAACTTTGCTAGCGTAGAGGAGGAAAGCAATGGCGGATCCGAAGCTGCCGACGCCTGATGAAGTTGCTGAGCAGTCTTCTAAGGAAGAAAAAGATCCTAACAAGAAAAAGACCGAAGGCAAGAAGTACGACGGTGGAGAGATTCCCAAGCAGTAATCATTCAAGTAGGTGAGGTAGATGGAAGAAAGTATTCTTCTTAGTACAAAGAAAATTTTGGGTGTTGCAGAAGAGTATACAGCATTCGATCTTGATATTATTACTCATATTAATACCGCTCTTTCTACGCTCACCCAACTGGGCGTTGGACCTGCAGAAGGATTTACGATCGACGATGCGTCCGAGCTCTGGCATGATTTTATCGAGGACGATAAACAGTACCATTCGGTCAAATCATACGTTTTTCTCCGGGTTCGACAGCTCTTTGATCCTCCGGCAACATCATATCTAATTGCTGCCTTTGACAAGCAAATCGAAGAGCTCGAATGGCGTTTGAATGTGCATCGAGAAGAGACGGACTTTGTCGACCCAGATCCAGACGTCTACTATCTTGAAGACATGTTTTCTGGAGAAGTTGTGGAGGTGAGCGGTGGCAAACGGAAGATCATTGGAGGAGCAGGAAGCGGAACGTAAGAGTAAGGAAGACGCGCGAAACAAGCAGCGTCAGGAACGACAAGAGCGTCTTAACCAGGAATCGACAGAATCTGACGACGAGAAGATGGATCGACTGGCACAGAGATTGTCGGCACCCGAACCATCTAAGCCGAAGGCGAAGTCTCGTGCGAAGAAGAAGGAAGAGAAGCCTGAAGAAACTCCAGTCGAATAGGAGGCGAAATGTCCTCCGTTATAGATGATATTCTCGAGCATCATGGTGTAAAAGGGATGAAGTGGGGTGTTCGCCGAAAGGCAACAGTCGGGGCACAAGAGGTTATCGTCAGTGACAGACGAAAATCGATCAAGACGACTGGTGGAGCAGGACATCCTGCACATCCTGACGCAGTTCGCGTCCGTACGATCGGACAAATCGGCTCAAAGAGTGGCTTGAAAGCTCTCTCCGATAAAGATCTGCAGGATTACACCAAACGATTGAACTTGGAGCAGAACGCTAAGAGGCTTCGCTATAACGACGCAAGTCCTCCGAAGAAATTTGTCCTGAGTGTGTTGGGACAAAGCGGTAAGACTGCTGTTCAATCAGCTGCAAACGATGTTGCAACTGCACAGGTTAAGAAACATTTGGCTAAGACTGCTCTGCTTGCTGCTGCTTAGGGGAGAGGAGTTAGCATGAGCCTATCTAATACCGCTGTACCGATTTATTATGGTCAATTCCGGGAAGCTGTAATCAGAGGTGACATTCCCGTAAACCGTGAGATCTCTTTGGAGATGAATCGGATTGATTCGCTCATTGCTAATCCCAACATTTACTACGATGACGAAGCTGTAGAGGGATTCATTCGTTATTGTGAAGCTGAATTAACTTTGACGGACGGATCTGATTTACATCTTCTCTTCTCCTTTAAGCTTTGGGCAGAACAGATCTTTGGTTGGTATTTCTTTGTTGAACGCAGTGTCTATGTGCCGACCAAGGACAACCATGGTGGCCACTACGAGAAACGAACGATCAAAAAACGTCTTACGCTAAAGCAGTATCTAATAGTTGCTCGTGGGGCAGCCAAGTCGATGTACGCCTTTTTGATTCATAGCTTTTTCCTAAACGTCGATACAGCCACTACCCATCAGATCAATACCGCGCCGACGATGAAGCAGGCCGAGGAGGTCTTATCGCCTTTTAGGACCTCGATTACTCGAGCCCGGGGCCCGTTGTTTAAGTTCCTAACTGAAGGGTCGTTACAAAATACTACGGGTTCTAAGGCCAATCGGGTCAAGCTTGCTTCAACTAAGAAAGGGATTGAGAACTTTCTTACCGGATCCATTCTCGAGATTCGTCCTATGGCCATTAACAAGCTACAGGGACTGCGTCCTAAAATTTCAACTATTGACGAATGGCTTTCTGGTGATCTTCGAGAGGATGTTGTTGGTGCTGTTGAACAGGGTGCTTCCAAACTAGAGGACTATTTAATTGTAGCTATTAGTTCAGAAGGAACAGTCAGAGCAGGTTCCGGTGACACTATCAAAATGGAGCTTGCCGACATTCTCAAGGGAGAATACCTCGCGCCGCATGTTTCGATCTGGCATTACAAGTTGGACGAGGTCGAAGAAGTTGCGGATCCGGCGATGTGGGTGAAAGCGAATCCTAACCTGGGAGCGACGGTTTCCTATGAGACGTATCAACTCGATGTTGAGAGGGCTGAGAAGGCGCCTGCGTCGCGAAACGACATCTTGGCCAAGCGCTTTGGGATCCCCATGGAGGGTTACACCTACTTCTTCACCTACGAAGAAACTCTCCCTCACCGTGCACGCGAATTCTGGCAGATGGGCTGTGCCCTTGGGGCCGATCTTTCCCAGGGCGACGACTTCTGCGCCTTTACCTTCCTTTTCCCATTGGGAAGAGAACAATACGGTATCAAAACACGCAGCTACATAACTGAGCTCACGTTGATGAAACTTCCTGCTGCGATGCGGCAGAAGTACGAGGAGTTTGTTAACGAAGGTAGTCTTCATGTCATGCCAGGGAACATTCTTGACATGATGGAAGTCTACGAAGACCTTGATCGTTTCATTATAGCGTCCGAATACGACGTTCGTGCGCTTGGTTATGATCCATACAACGCGAAAGAATTTGTTACTCGTTGGGAAGGCGAGAATGGACCTTTTGGTATTGAGAAGGTCATTCAAGGAGCAAAAACCGAGTCAGTTCCTCTTGGCGAAATCAAGATTATGGCCGGAGAACGCTTGCTGATCTTCGATCAAGCCCTAATGTCTTTTGCAATGGGTAACGCAATTACGTTGGAAGATACGAATGGAAATCGTAAACTTCTAAAGAAGCGACAAGATGAAAAAATCGACAATGTCGCAGCGCTTCTTGATGCCTGGGTCGCATACAAGGCAAATAAAGAAGCATTCGAGTAATTGTGGTGAAGGAGGTGAGATGTGGCGCGATTTGGAAGGTTGAGACACGCTTGGAACGTGTTTACGAGTCAAGATCGCAAAGATAGAGTAACTTCTTGGCCTTATTACGGTTCAGGAAATTCCGGGCGTCGACCAGATCGTGGTAGATTGCTGATTCCCAATGAGCGCTCCATGGTCTCCTCGATTTATACGCGTCTTAGTATTGACGTTGCGTCAGTAGATATGCGTCATGTTAGACTAGACGACGAAAATAGGTATAAAGAAGACATTGATAGCGGTCTTAATAACTGTTTGACTGTCGAAGCAAACATTGATCAAGCAGCTCGAGCGTTCCGACAAGACATCGCTATGACACTGTTTGATCGAGGTGTTTGTGCGTTGGTTCCGGTTGATACGTCGATTAGTCCGGAAACTAACGGTGGATATGAGATCTTAACTCTTCGCGTAGGCGAGATCACACAGTGGTTTCCCAAGCATGTGCGAATGAGTTTGTATAACGAAGAAACTGCTCAGCGAGAAGAGATTACTTTGGCGAAAGCTGCGGTTGCCATTGTCGAAAACCCGCTTTATGCAGTGATGAATGAGCCAAATTCAACACTTCAGCGGCTGTTGCACAAGCTGAATTTGTTGGATGCAGTTGATGATGCGTCTGCTTCTGGAAAACTTGACATTATCATTCAGCTTCCGTATGTAATTAAGTCTGAAGCTCGGAGACAGCAGGCAGAACAACGTCGAAAAGACATTGAATTTCAGCTGTCTGGCAGCAAGTATGGCATCGCCTATACCGATGGGACCGAGAAGATTACTCAGCTGAATCGACCAGCTGAGAATAATCTAATGTCTCAAATCGAGTTCCTCACCGAGATGCTATACGGCCAACTCGGCCTAACCGAAGAGGTCATGAACGGAACAGCTGATGAAAAAGCTATGCTGAATTATTGGAATCGTACAATCGAGCCCGTTCTCACGGCCATGGCTGAAGCTATGCGTCGCACCTTCTTGACCAAAACTGCTCGGACTCAAAGGCAAAGCATTCAGTTCTTCCGAGACCCATTCCGATTGGTCCCAATTGAGAACATCGCTGAGATTGCCGACAAGTTTACTCGTAATGAGATCATGACGTCGAATGAGATGCGGCAGGTAGTTGGTATGGCTCCCCATTCAGATCCAAAGGCAGATCAGCTACTGAATAGTAACATGCCGCAGGGAAGTCCAACTCCAACTGGAGTTACGACGGAAGGAAAGCAAGTTCTTAATCTAGTGCCGTCATCTGTCGACGAGCTTGATCCAGAACTGAGAAAGAAGGTTCAAAATGGGAGCAGAGGCTAGGCCTGATTTTAGCGGCTACGCCACGAAGGCTGGTCTTAAATGCTCAGATGGCCGGACGATCATGCCGGATGCCTTCAAGCATCAGGACAAGGAGCAGGTCCCCTTGGTCTGGCAGCATGGTCATGGTGAACCCAGCAATGTACTTGGCCATGCGATTCTCGAGCATCGTGATGATGGTATTTACGCCTACGGTTTCTTCAACGATACCGATCAGGCACAGAATGCCAGCACGCTAGTAAAGCACAAGGACATCAAGTCGCTGTCCATCTATGCCAATCAGCTGACGGAGAAGTCGAAGCAGGTTCTGCATGGCTTTATCCGTGAGGTAAGTCTAGTTCTGTCCGGCGCTAATCCGGGCGCTCTTATCGACAACATCACACTGGCTCACGGCGATGGCGAAATGGTCACGCTGGAAGATGAAGCGATTATCTACACTGGCCTGGAGATTAATCATGGCGAAGAAGCAGCTTCGGAGAAGGAAGAGGAAGTTGAGCACTCTGAAGCAGAGCCAACCGTCCAGGAAGTTTATGATTCGATGAACCCCCAGCAGAAGGAAGTAGTTCACTTCATGGTGGCCCAGGCGCTCGAGAGTGTTAAGGCAACCACTGGTGGTGAAGCAGCTCAGTCCGAAACAGCTTCCACTGCTACTGGAACAGAAACCAAAGTTGAGACAAGCACCTCGGAAGAGTCAAACACCTCGGAAGAGGAGTCTAAGACAGAACTAGTTCATGAGGAAAATAAAGAAGAAGGAGAGCGCATGTCTCGTAATGTCTTCGAGGAGCAGAATGGCAGGAAGAAGAAGCCAGTTCTTAGCCATGATGCCATTAATGGGATCGTCGAAGAGGCGCAGAGGGCTGGTTCGCTGAAGCATGCGGTTGAGGCATATGCACTTAGGCACGGCATCGAAGACATCGATGTTCTCTTCCCCGACGCGCGCACTCTTGCGGATACGCCGGAATTTGATTCACGGCGTGTCGAGTGGGTATCCGGTGTCATCAATGGTACGAGGCACTCCCCGTTTTCTCGTATCAAGTCGATCGTAGCCGACATCACTCAGGACGAGGCCAGGGCACTGGGTTACGTCAAGGGCAACCTGAAGAAGGAAGAATTCTTTGGGCTGGTAAAGCGGGTGACAACTCCGTCGACCATCTACAAGAAGCAGCAGCTGGATCGAGACGACATCGTCGACATCACTGATTTCGACGTCGTTGCTTGGTTGAAGGCTGAGATGCGTCTGATGCTGGACGAGGAGATCGCTCGCGCAATCCTGATTGGTGACGGTCGCGATGTTGCCAGCGAAGACAAGATCAAGGATCCGGCGGGTGCGAGCGAGGGTGCTGGTGTTCGCTCGATCATGCTCGATCACGATCTATATGCCGCAAAGGTCGAAGTCGATCTCACTGACGCAAGTTCAAGCCCGGGTGAAGTCGTCGATGCTCTGATCACGAACATGGGCCTCTACAAGGGTTCTGGATCGCCGACGTTCTACACCACTATGCCGTTCACCACTACTCTCCTGCTGTCCAAGGATGGTATGGGACGCCGCATGTACCACAGCAAGGCGGAGCTCGCTGCTGAGATGGGCGTTTCCGATATCGTCTACGTCGAGGTAATGGAGCAGGAAGAGGATCTGCTCGGAATCGTCGTCAACCTGAAGGACTACACGGTTGGCGCCGACAAGGGTGGCGAGATCAACTTCTTCGACGATTTCGACATCGACTACAACCAGTACAAGTACCTGTACGAAACCCGTGTCTCGGGCGGTCTGACGAAGATCCGTTCCGCGTTGGTGCTTACGAAGAAGCCGTAAGGTAGGTCCTCATGAGATTCTTTGGTCGTGTCGGTTATGACAGCGAGACCGTAGAAATTAGTCCTGGAGTATGGCAGGATGATATTGTTGAATTTGAATACTACGGCGATGTCATCCGCAATGCCAGAAATCTCCGCGAAGGAGAGAATCTCAACCCTGATCTCAGTGTACAAAACTCGATCAGTATTGTAGCCGATGCTTATGCCAATGAACATTTCTTTGCCATTCGTTATGTGGAATGGGCGGGGACTTTGTGGACGGTTTCTAGCGTAGAAGTGCAGAGTCCCCGTCTATTGCTTAGGTTAGGGGAGGTGTACAATGGGCCAAGACCGACTCCAGTTACACCAACTCCTTGAAACGTTTACAGATAACGTATATTTTCAGCCGCCTGAGAACATACAGCTGAAATATCCGTGCATTATCTACAAACGTGACTTCGCAGACACAAAATTTGCGGATGACAAGCCATATCACTATACCAAAAGGTATATGGTTACAATCATTGATCAAGATCCTGATAGTGAGATTCCAGATAAAGTGGCAGCAATGCCAATGAGCCTATTTAACCGCTTTTATACTGCTGATAATCTGAATCACGACGTGTATAATGTGTTCTTCTAAGGGAAAGGAAACAAATGGCACCGCTGACATGGGACGAAGTTGGTGAGCGCCTCTACGAAGTTGGCGTAGACCATGGTGTCTTGTATCTTCCCGACGACGCTGGTGTTTACAACACTGGAGTTGCCTGGAATGGGCTCACCACTGTCACGGAATCACCTTCCGGGGCTGAGTCCAACCCGCAGTACGCGGACAACATCAAGTACCTGAATCTGTATTCAGTCGAAGAGTTCGGTGGAACGATCGAGGCATTCACATACCCCGACGAGTTTGCCGAGTGCGACGGTACATTTCAGCCTTCCGACGGCGTGGCCGTTGGCCAGCAGGCTCGAAAGCAGTTTGGCCTGTGCTATCGGACGAAGGTAGGCAACGACATTGATGGAGTTGATTTCGGTTATAAGCTGCATTTGGTTTATGGTTGTACAGCAGCTCCTTCGGAGAAGGCCTACGCAACCATCAACGATTCGCCGGAAGCAATTTCATTCAGCTGGGAGATTACAACCATTCCGGTTCCAGTCACCGACCACAAGCCGACCTCGCTGATCGTGGTCGACTCCACTGTGGTTCAAGCAGCCGACCTCACTGCACTCGAGGCTCTGCTGTATGGTAACGGCGCAACTGAAGCAGCACTTCCGACTCCGGATGCTGTGATTGCGCTGTTTGCTGGGCCGTAAACTTACCCTCTCCCCTCTCCCCGCCCGACAGGAGGCCGGAGAATGCTTACGATTGTGGTTCCAGGTGTCGAAATGTTTGACGAGCACGGCCAGGAGTTCGTCACTCGCGATGATGTTACTTTGGAGCTAGAGCATTCTCTGGTCTCACTGTCAAAATGGGAGTCCAAATACGAGAAGCCTTTCTTGGGTAAGGACGAGAAGACGACGGAAGAAGTTTTGGACTATATCAAGTTCATGACTTTGACCCCAGATGTTCCAGAGGAAGTTTTCCTCAAACTCAACGAAGCTAACATTGAGGCCATTAACAAGCACATTGACGCCAAGATGACTGCCACTTGGTTCAATGAGCCTCCTGGTGCCCCACAAAGCCGAGATGTGATTACTGCTGAGCTCATTTACTACTGGATGATCGCTTTCGAGATTCCATTCGAGTGTGAGACTTGGCATTTAAATCGTTTGTTCACTTTGATTCGAGTTTGCAACATCAAGCAGGCTAAGCCGAAGAAGATGAGTCGCGCCGATGTCGCTGCTCGAAACCGAGAACTCAATGCGCAACGCAGGAAGCAACTCGGTACTAAGGGGTGACATATGAAACTTGCTTGGGATCAAGTCGGAGAACGAAGGTATGAAGCGGGCGTTGATCACGGAGTTCTTTATCTTCATGATGGCCGTGTTGAGGTTTGGAATGGTCTTACCAGCGTAGAAGAATCTTCTGATATCGAGATCAAAGATCATTATCTCGATGGAGTAAAGTATTTGGAGATTTTTACTCCGGGGGACTTTTCCGGGAAACTAAAAGCAATCACCTATCCCGAGATCTTCGACTCGATTAATGGGATTGTCAGTCTTAATCCAGGGTTTTCCTATTACAACCAACCTGCGAAAAGTTTTGACATGTCCTATCGAACAAAGAAAGGTAATGATTTAGACGGGATTGATCACGGCTACAAGATTCACATTCTCTACAACGTCTTTGCCAACCCTGATGCTAATACTTTTAACACAATTGGTGATTCGCCTGAACCAGTTGAGTTCGGTTGGACGCTAACCGGAACTCCGCCAGTAATTAAAGGAATCGGAATTAAACCGACGGTTCATGTTTCTCTTGATTCAGCCACAACACCTCCAGAAATTTTACAATTATTGGAAGAGCGGTTTTATGGTACGGAGATAAGCAATCCTAGTCTTCCGTCCCTGCAAGAGATTGCCGAATATTTCGGGTATCTTGGCGCACTTATCATCGTCGATCATCGTGATGGTACTTGGTCGGCTGTTGACGAGGCAAACACTTATATCACTATGCTCGATCTCACCACCTTCGAGATCGATGATGTTGACGCAACATATTTGGATCCCGATACTTATGAAGTTTCGTCCACAAATGTTAGTTAGGAGGTGCAATGGCTACAATTACTGGTCTTACTGCGGAACGAATGCTGGAAATCGAAGCTGCCTCGGTTATTGATGGTGATGTTGTTGCCGGTAATCTCATTCTAAGCAAACATGACGGCTCCCAGATCAACGCAGGCAGTGTAGTTGGTCCCGCTGGACCAATCGGCCCTCCTGGTGTTGCAATCGTGGCGATCCCGGGTGAGGTTCGAATGTGGCCGAGCTTGGTTCTGCCGGATCTAATTAAATACGGTAAATGGGCCTGGGCTAATGGCGATCCTTTTGATATTGCTGCTTATCCGGAGGCAGCAGCCAACATCGATGATGTTTGGAACACGGCAATGGGTGTTGCTGCGCCACCCGCGGGTCAATTTCGGGTACCGGACCTGCGAGGTCTAGTTCCGGCCTGTCTTGACGCGATGCCGAACGGAAGTCCTCGCGCTAACCGGTTGACTCGAGCTGATGCGATTGTGCTCGCCAAGAATACTGGTAAAGAAGTACATGCGATGGCCATGGCAGAGATGCCTGCTCATTCGCATCGCTCTGACGGAGCTGGTGGGGCGGGTGGACTGGTTGCTTCTGGCGGCGTTGCTCACACACATAGTGGTACGACTAGTGGTCGCACTGTTGCACATAAACACGGCATGTCTCAGTCACGCTCGTCGTATACCTTTGGCACCTCAGGAATCGGAGCAATTATTGTAGAGATTATCGGTAGGGGCGGTCAGTATAACACCGGTGTCGATATGGATACGGAATCTGCCGATCACGCACATAATTTCACCACAGGTGGCGCCTCGGCCTATAACCATCAGCATGGAATCAATACTGCTGGTGGCGGTAGTGGACATGAAAACGTTCAGCCTACGGTTTTCGTGCCCTATATCGTGAAGTTGGACGACACTTAAAATGAGATTTGAACTGTCAGGAAGCCTGGTTCGCCCAGAACCATTAGTGATCAAGTTTGATAGTAACCAGACGTTTGATGTTGATCAGTATCGTGATATGGGCTACACACATTTCGACGCGATTTGCATTGGTGCCGGAGGTGGAATGGGTGGAGGAATCGATACTGGAAATACGGGCACCTTGGTCAGAAATTATGGCGGAGCCGGTGGAGGCGGTGGTTTCCATCGAGTCCGAGGACTTCTCTCTGCGCTTCCGACGACGGTTCCTGTTGTCGTGGGAGCCGGAGGTAGTTTGGGAACTGAGCATGCATCCAACCCCGCTTCAACTACCGATGGTGGCGATGGTGGCGCTTCCTCCTTCAACGATCCTACTTGTCGCGCCTCAGGAGGTAAGGGTGGCAAGCGCGCTCAGTCCAATTCCCTAACAGTCACCACCCAAGCGAATGGAGGCGACGGTGGACTGGGAAACCGCACTGCAGCTGGGGGTGGAGCTGCCGGAGGATCTGCGGGAACACCTTCATCAACAGGCCCTGGTGTTGCGGGATCAGCGGGAACAGATGGCACCATATTTTATGATCTACTCTATCAGACCATCGGACAAGGAGGAGGCGGCGGAGCTGGTGGTGTCGGTAAGTACGGATCGGGGGGAACTACTTGTAATGCAGCTACATCCGGCGGCCGAGGGTCGTATAATCCTGGAGACACACTTGTTTACGGTCCAGGAGGAAGCCCATCCAATGATGCAGCTAGTGGATCACAAAACGTTGCTCCTGGGGGAGCCAGCGGAGCCAAAGCAGCACCGCTAAACGGTCTTCCTTACGTGTTCGGGCAGTCTAAGAGTGCTCGAGCTGTTGGCGATCCAGGTACGGTGATTATTCGTCTTACCGCGGAGTAGCCTATGATTACCATCACAGAGAAAGGCTCGTTCAAGAATACAGAAAGATATTTGAGCAGACTCAGTAAACTTGAGCTTAGCCGAGTCTTGAACAAGTACGGGAACTTGGGAATGGTGGCGTTGTCCAATGCTACCCCAATCGAAAGTGGCGAAACAGCACAATCATGGTCCTACTCAATCGTTGCAAGATCAGGGTATTACTCTATTCGCTGGCATAACAGTCATGTCGAGGATGGAGTACCAATTGCCGTCATCCTTCAATACGGTCACGGTACTGGAACTGGAGGATACGTCCAGGGTCGAGATTACATCATGCCAGCAATGCGCCCTGTGTTTGATCAGATAGCCGAAGAAGCTTGGAGGGAGGTGAATAGAGTCTAGTGGCAACCATCGACGACAAAGTCGTTGCGATGAGTTTCGAGTCCGGTAAGTTTGAACAGGGTGTCAGTAGAGCTATTCGCGCCCTTGACAAGCTGAAAGGCTCGCTCAAGTTCGATGATGCTGGAAAAGGTATCAGCGCTGTCAGTCGAGCTCTTGGTCATCTTCAGCTAGGCAGAGTTGGTCAAGCAGTCGACCAGGTTAGCAACAAGCTTCGTACCTTTCACCTGGTTGCGATCGGCGTTCTAGCCAACATCTCTGCTCAGGCGGTGAGAGCTGGAGCTCGCTTTGTCAAAGCCTTAACCCTGGATCCGATTATTCAGGGTTACAAAGAGTATGAAACCAAGTTGACGGCGATTCAGACAATTTTGTCCAATACCCAGGCCGCAGGCGTCAAACTGAAGGACGTTACATCGGCTCTTAATGAGCTCAACCACTATGCCGACAAGACGATTTACAATTTCTCCGAGATGACTCGGAATGTCGGTACCTTTACCGCAGCCGGTGTCGATCTTACCACCGCGGTTGCTTCGATCAAAGGTATCGCAAACCTAGCCGCAGTCTCAGGTTCAAATGCCGAACAAGCGTCGACCGCAATGTACCAGCTTTCCCAGGCAATCTCGGCTGGTACGGTCAAGCTACAGGACTGGAACTCAGTTGTCAATGCTGGTATGGGCGGCACCTTGTTCCAACGTGCTCTAGCGCAAACCGCTCAGCATATGGGTACTCTCAAAGAAGGTGCTGTCACCCTCAAGGGTGCTATGAAGAATGTCACCATCAACGGAGAGTCATTTAGACAGTCGCTGGCCTCGGCTGGACCGGGAAAGAAGTCTTGGCTCACCTCAAAGGTCTTGACGACTACGCTGAAACAGCTTTCAGGGGATTTGACGGATGCCCAGCTGAAAGCTATGGGCTATACGGACGCTCAGGTAAAGGCCCTGCAAGCGCAGGCCAAGATGGCCGTAAACGCGGCAACACAGGTCAAGACCCTTTCCCAGTTAATCGACACGACTAAGGAAGCGGTCGGTTCCGGTTGGGCCCAGACCTGGGAGATTATATTTGGTAACTTCGGGGAGGCAAAGACTCTCTTCACCGGTCTCTCCAACGCTATTAACGGTTTTGTCAGTACGTCTGCCAATGCCCGCAACAAAGTCTTGAGTGACTGGAAAGAACTTGGCGGACGAACCCTGTTTCTCAATGCTTTGAAGCAGGGATTCCATGATCTAGCCGCAGTAGTTCGACCGATTAGAGACGCTTTTCGGGATATTTTCCCTGCAAAAACGGGTAAAGATCTCTATAACCTGACCGTAGGATTCAAGAATCTTATGGACAGGCTCGAGCCTAGCGCCAAGACAGTTGAAAATATTCGCCGTACGTTCCGTGGTCTGTTTGCCCTGCTGGATATCGGCAAGCAGGTTATTGGTGGAATCGCATCGGTGTTCGCCAGGTTGATCGGAGCTACGGGCGCTGGTAGCGGTGGCTTTCTTGATCTTACCGGAAATATCGGCGATTTTCTGGTCTCGGTCGACAATGCCCTCAAGAAGGGCGATCGACTAGCTAACTTCTTTGATCATCTCGGAGATATTCTCGCTGGTCCAGTAGCGTTCCTTGGTCATCTACGGGACGCATTGCTAAATCTATTTACCGGATTTTCCCCGGCGGGATTTTCCGGTCAAGTAGATGGAATGACCAACGCACTGACTCCTCTGCAGACTATATTGGAAGCCGTCGCCAAGGCTTGGGAGGCATTTGCCTCGGCCTTTGGGCAGTCGGGAAAGATCTTCCAGCCTATTCTCGACGGACTCGTCACGGCTATTCAGCAGCTTGGTCCCGCAGTCGCTACAGCGATTCAGAGCATGAACTTCGAGGCCATTCTGGCTGTGATTCGAACTGGTCTCTTGGGTGGAATCTTCCTCCTGTTCAAGAATTTCTTCGGCAAGGGCTCACTGCTTGAACAAGTCAGTAAGGGCTTTGCTGGAGGAATCATGGGTAACATCAGCGGCGCCTTCAGAGCTCTCGAGGGCTCGATGACCGCTATCCAGCAGAATATCAAGGCGAAGACGCTGAAAGAGATTGCGATTGCAGTCGCTCTCCTGACTGCATCGGTGGTTGCACTTTCGTTCGTCGACCCCAAGAAGCTCAATTCGGCGATGGCTGCAATCACGGTCATGTTCGCTCAGTTGCTCGGAGCAATGGCAATTATGGACAAGGTTACCAAATCGGCGGGCTTCTTGCGCATGCCGGTTGTCGCAGCTTCCTTGATCCTACTGGCTGGTGCGATCGATATTCTAGCTATTGCCGTCTTCGCCCTTAGTCGGCTCAGCTGGTCTGAGCTGATCAAGGGTCTGGGCGGAGTCACAGTGCTGCTAATTGGTATCACCGCTGCGGCTGTTCCTTTGGCTGCTGGTTCTGCTGGAATGGTTCGAGCCGGTGCTGGTATCACAGCGATGGCGGTTGGTATCAACATTCTCGCTCTGGCAGTTCGCAGTATGGGCAGCATGCCGCTAGGACAGATCGCCAAGGGCCTGGGTGGTATCGCCGCCGGTCTGCTGATTGTTGCTGGGGCGATGAAGATCATGCCGCCAAACCTGATTCTTACCGGAGCTGGTCTGGTTGTCACCGCAGTTGGCCTGCGTATCTTGGCCAAAGCCGTGAGTGCGTTTGGTGAACTGGACTGGAATACCATGGGTAAAGGCTTAGTCGGGATTGCAGGCGCACTAATAGTTATTGCGGGTGCCATGCAGTTGATGCCAGCAACGATGGTTGTCTCAGCTGCTGGTTTGATCTTGGTCTCGATTGCCTTGCGAGGAATTGCTAAGGCGGTCGAGAGTCTCGGTGGAATGTCGGTCAGTGCGCTTGCTAAGGGCTTGATCAGCCTTGCTTTGGCACTAGGCATTCTGGCCGTCGGTTTGATCGCAATGCAAGGAGCGATTGGAGGCGCAGTTGCACTCGGAATTGCGGCAGCAGGAATTGCTCTTCTGGCCCCGGCACTGGCAGTTCTAGGCAAGCAGTCATGGGGACAAATTCTGAAGGGATTGGTCGCCCTAGCCGCAGCAATTGCGATTTTGGGCGTCGCAGCCATTCTCCTACAGCCCGCTATCCCAGCTATGTTGGGACTTGGCGCCGCTTTGATCTTGATTGGTGGTGGCCTAGCTTTGGCGGGTGTTGGGATTGCTCTGATTGGGGTCGGGCTCAGTGCCATCGCCGTGGCCGCCCCAACCGCAGCCGGAGTAATTGTACAGGCGTTCATACAGTTGCAGGAAGGAATTATCAAGAACGCCAAGCTGCTGATTCTCGGCCTGCTCGAGGTCGTTAACCAGCTGGCCAAGGTAGCGCCACGATTTGTCGAGGCAATTGTCAAGATCCTCGGCACGGTGATCGACGGAATCATCAAGCTAGCACCAAAATTGCACGAAGTGATGAATACCTTGATTGTTCTGCTGCTACAAGTTCTTCAGGACAATCAGACCAAGATCATTCAGGCCGGATTCAACCTCTTGATCGCATTGTTGCAGGGTATCAGAAACAACCTGCCTCAGATCACCAAGTTGGTTGCTGATATTGTCATCACCTTGCTGCAGTCTTTGGCAAAGCAGCTGAATCGGATTCAGCGAGCGGGAATTACGATTATTCTCAGCTTCGTCAAGGGGATTGTCAGTAATTACGCCCTGATTATCCGCACCGGTCTAAATATCGTGGTTAATTTGATTCGCGGTATCGCCAACAGCATTGGCAAAATTGCTACTGCTGGGTTGAGCATTATTACCAGCCTTGTTCGGGCGATTGCTAATAACTACGTCAAGCTGTTCGGCGTTGGTGCTACTGCGATTGCCAACTTCATCCGTGGTCTTGGTAGTGCGGCGGCTCGGCTTGTCGCAGCCGGTGTCCATGCGATTACCGTCTTTATTCGGGCAATCGTCACTGGCGCCTTGAAGCTGGTCAACGAAGGCGCTAAGGCAATTATCAAGTTCATGAATGGTGTTGCCACAGCGATTGATCAGTACGAGCCGCAGATGATTGCCGCCGGAGCTCGGATTGGGACGGCAATTGTCACGGGAATGCTGAAGGGCATTGCTCTGGCTGCTCCGAATGTGCTCAAGAAGGCCGGAGATCTGGTTAATAGCGTCAAGAAAAAGCTCGAGTTTTGGAAGAGTCCTCCCGACGCCTACGGCAAGTGGCTCGGTCAATTGCTTATTTCAGGCTTGGCTACTGGATTGACGGATACCTCAGAAGCTGTTGATGCGGCGGCAAACATGAGTAAGAGCGTGATCAGCACGGTCGAGAGTATATTTGAGATCACTTCTCCCTCCAAGGTCATGCGCAAGCTTGGTCGTGATGTAGCTGCTGGACTCGCCCTGGGTGTCAAAGAAGGTGCCGAGGCAGACGTACGACAGGCTCTCCAAGATGTTGTGGGTCTGGTCAATCAGCAGATGGCCGACGCCAGGCAGAAAATTGCTGATGCTCGACAGCAGATAAACAGGCCAGAGAAAGGCAAGAAGCTAACCAAGGAGCAGATTGCCGAGAATAAGAAGCTGAACCAGGTGATTGCAGAACAGAATGCAATCCTGGCTAAGGCTACCCAATTCCACAAGCTGCTCACGGTTGAGATCACAAAGCACAAGGGTCGACTGATCGAGTTGGCCAAGGAATACGCGAAGACATCAGACCAATTGGACATCGCTACCAATCTATTCGAGCAGTATCTTGATCAGTACGACGATTTGCCTGAGATTCCGACGGTCGACGCGGAGGGTAACAAGATTGCTAATCCGCTGTCGGACTACATCAAGCAACTAACCGACCAGGTAGGCGCTGTTTCAGCCTACAAGACTGTGCTCGAGAAGCTGAAAGCTCTTGGTCTGGATGACAAGACTTACCAGATGCTACTCGATCAAGGACCCTCGGCAATCAACTTCGCCAATCAGATTCTAGCTGGTGGCAAGCCGATGGTCGATCGGATCAATCAGCTCGACGGTCAGCTTGACAACGCAGCAGCTGGTCTGGCTGATAACGCTGCTAAGGAACTATACGACGTCGGCAAGCGAACAGCCCAGGGCTTTGTCAAGGGTTTGCAGGATCACAAGAAGGAAATCCTGGCCCAGATGGACGATATTGCCGACGAAATGGTCAAGCGAATCAAGAAGAAGTTGAAGATCAAGTCGCCCTCACAAATCTTCGTCGAGTTCGGCAAACAAACGGTGGAAGGCTTGGCAATTGGGATCAGCGATTCCTCCCAGATGGTAACTACAGCCATCGACACTCTCGCGGGGAATGCGGTAAACACAATGCGAGACAGTTTGAGTGGAATGTCGGACCTGATCTCACTCGAGATCGATCCCAACCCGACTATCCAACCTATCTTGGATCTTTCTCAGGTACAAACTGCCGCACAATCGCTGGACTCGATTCTCAAAACAGCCCCAATCACCTCCACCAGATCGTTCGGACAAGCTGCGACGATTTCTTCCAGTCAAGCTACTACTGAGGAAGAACTAGCTGCAGCAGCTGTTGGAGGAACCTCGGTCAAGTTCGAACAGAACAACTATTCTCCAGAGGCATTGACAGAAGTTGAGATTTACCGACAGACCAAGAATCAACTGTCGCAGATCAAGTCTGCACTCGCCCTTACCTAAGGAGGTCTGATGCCGTGTTGACGGAAGTCAAAGCGTATAGTTCATGGCAGTCAGCTCCCGCGCTGCTGTTGGCTGACGATGGTAGGCCCGAGACCGACTTGATCCAGGTTACCAACATCGATGGACTGGAACCAGTCAAAGCCTCTGTAGGGATGTCTCCACTGGGTTCGGTTGATGGGTCGGCTTATGTAGGCAGTAGCATACCGAGCCGGAATATTGTACTAACCCTTCATCCGAACCCAGATTGGGACAATTACACACACGAAGTTCTACGTCGCCTAATCTATTCATATTTCATGCCGAAAGAGCCTACGCGATTGGTCTTTTACAGCGACGACCTACCGACAGTGCATATCGACGGTATTGTTGAAAGTGTCGAGGTAAATCTATTCAGCAACGACCCCGAGTTTCTGGTCTCGATCATCTGTCCGGATCCATATTTCACCGCCCATACCCCAGTTACCGTCTCGGGCCAGTCGGTACGAACTGGCGGAGCGGTGGAGAACATCGACTATCAGGGCAACGTCGAGGCGGGAATCTACGTCAAAGTCAGCTTTGCCTCGGGAGCTCCGCCGACTAAAATCGGAATTCAGGTAGGCAGTCCCTTGATTACCTTCTTCGATGTCGACGCCAGTGTCAGTTCGACCTTATATTTCGAAATGAGCTCGGTACCGATGTCAAAATACGTCCATAATGTCAATCTGAGCACGGGCGTAATAACTAATCTCTTGTCCAAGGTGCGAATGAAGGAGGGTTCGCAGTGGCCCTTGCTGCAGCCTGGTGAAAGCGATTTCTCTGTTATCACCGATCAGGGAGTACAAGATTGGGAGCTCGTATATTCTGAGCGGTTCGGAGGGCTCTAGTGGATCTCTATACTCTCAATCGTAGTTTTCTCAGGCAAGATCCAATCGACACTTTTCGCTCAGCAATCTGGACCGAGCGTTATTACGGTGATAGCGAAGTCGAGCTGGTCGTGCCGGTAACACGAGAAAGCGTCAAGCAACTATATGAGGGTGTATTGCTCAATCTCGACGGTTCGAACGAGATCATGATTGTCGAGACGGCCAACATTGAAGAAGGAGACTTGAAAGTCGTTGGCATCTCGCTATTGCCGTGGTTGAACAAACGCTTTGTTCGAACCTCAGCCAAGCACGCAGATCAATACTGGAATCTTACTAGTACACCTGGAAAAGTGCTGTGGGACGTTGTCTACAACATGTGTTGTGCGGGTAGTCCATATTTGAGCGGAGCGACTCCCACTGGTATTCCCAATCCTTCCCAGTTGATAGTTCCTGGCCTGGGATTGAAGGATTACGACAAATCGGGAGTCAGCACCAACTTTGCGATTCCATTTGGGCCAGTCTACGACGCTATCCGAGACATCGCCACCAGCTACGAGATTGGCATGCAGATCACGCTCGAGAGCGTCTCTACCAGTGGATATACGTTGGGCTTTCGCAGTTACAAGGGCTTGGATCGAACTAGCAGTCAAACTGCGAACACGAATGTGCGCTTCTCACCACAAATGGACTCTTTGACCAACATCAAGGAACTTCGTTCGATTGCAAGTTTAAAGACACGTACGTACGCTTTCGTACCCACGGATCTGGGTGCGTTGACAACTGGTTTGGCGCCCGGTGTAGCTCAGCGTTCGGGAGGACAGTACACCGGTTTTGATCTACGAGCGTTGATGTTGTTTGCCGATGATATTAACAGTGATATGGTGGGCGGTAGCGCAGCTACGCTGAAGAGCTTGCTCGATACTAGAGCTGCGATAGCACTCAGCAACGCACACTATATTCAGGCTGTAGATGGAGAGATCGTGCCGACTAATCAATTCAAATATGGCGTTGACTACAATCTTGGCGACATTATCGAAGTACAGGGTAACAGCGATATTGTACAAACCTCTCGAGTAACGGAGTACATTCGTGCACAAGACGAGGCGGGAGAACGAGCTTATCCAACCGTGGCTATGTTGAGCTAGCCATGTACTATTTGCTATATTGGCTTATATTTTCAGCAGGAGTGCTAGCAGGGTTTCTGCTGCGAGTCTTCTTGAATCGATTTTCCCACTATACCGGAGCAATCGTTGTCAGCAAGGTGGAGGGGAAGACGGTATATTCTCTGGTGCTCGAGGACTATCCAGAGAAGATCGAATTACGAAAACATGTGCTTTTTAGAGTAGTCGAAGATGATCGCGAGTAAAACATCGCTTATTATGAGACTATATCTAAAGGAGCGCTATGTTTTGGAGAAGCAAGCCAGATCCGCTCTTTGACCAAGTGATAGAGCTTGGCATGGAAGTGGTGGAACTAGACAAGGAAGCCGGAGAGCAGGTAGCCGCGTTCGAGAGAATGATGAAGCTGTACGAGCTGCGCGAGAGAATGAAGCGCGAAAGCTCGATCAGCAAAGACACATTGTTGATCGTTGCTGCGAATCTCCTGGGAATCTTGCTGGTTATCCGCCATGAGCATGTCGGGAATGTCATCACGTCAAAGGCATGGACAATGGTAACCAATCCAAGAATGCCGAAACCCTGAGAGAGCTCAAGATATGGAGGGCCGCATACGCGGCCTTTCATATTTTTTTCTGAGCTTGAATTTTTTTCTTTTTCAATCTGAAAAAATCCCCGGGGGGAGATTCTCCTACAAACTCGCAGATATTACATCGCTTATAATGAAAGCTATCTAAGGAGTAATTATGCTTAGGTTTATCGGAAACTTCTTCCTGTGGATCCTGTTTGGACCCTTCTGGTTGATGTGGATGTTGATCAAAGCACTAAAATCTAACTAGCTTGAAAAAGGGAGTCTGAAACATAGATTCTCTTTTTTTCTCGCAGAAATTACACACTCTATAATGAAACTACTACTAACAAAGGAGAAACTGATGAAGCTCGTTCTTACCGCTGTTGCCGTCTATTGGGCGGTGCAGGGAAGCCGTGCCATCGTCAGCTACGTCCAGAATCAGAAGTAGCTGAAAAGAGGAGTCCACCACAAGGGCTTCTCTTTTTCTCCTCGCAGAAAAAACATGCATTGTAATAGAGATGCAGATTGGGCGTCGTCCACAACGAGGCGAATAAATCCCGCTGCGTTTATCTTTTTATTTTTCTAAGGAGAGGTGATGCTTAGAAACCGTTCGTTCCTGGTCAAGCCAATTCAAGATGCCGATATGGCTTTGACTGTGGTTGATCCAGTGGATCATAGCAAGCTCGTCGAGGCAATTACTAAGGGTGCGGTGATTGTGATTGCAGCGTACATGGGCGGCGACACGCTGCGTCAGGTTCTGGTTCACGTCGCCAAGACCGGCATCCAGGCCGAGTAATGAGCAAGAAACGAAAAAAAGGAACTAACAAACGCACTGAGCCATCTGAAGAAAAAATACAGCGAATGAACAGAGAAGCTGCGCAGCTAGCAAAGAACGATATTCATGGTCCTCCAGATAGAGCTGCGGGATGGGGCACGCAAGGCAAAGCACAGTTCTATGGGAAAGCCACTTCGGAAGAAGCTACGCGCGTACAATGTCCAGACTGTGGATTTTCAAAAGGTCGACACGCAGCTAGCTGTCAGCTCAATTAAACGATCGCAGAAAAAACTTCCGCTTTAATAGAAGGCAAGGATGTGTTAGCATCGTCGGGATTTCGAAAGAGATCCCGATCCTTCTTTTTTGTTTTCGAAGGAGGTGTCATGATTGTTTACGTTGAGAAGGACAAGTACGGCTTCTTCAGTTTTATCTGGGACTGTTTCATGGTCCTGATCACCTGTGGGCTGTGGTTGATCTGGATCTTCGTACGTGAGATGCGCAAACGGAATTCTCAGTTTCCACCTCACCTATGACATCGTCGAGACGAAAACACAGCAAGGTGTATCGAGTGGTACTGCGTTTCCCTCCAGGCCTGAGCCGATCTGTATTCGTGTCAGGTAAGAACAGAAGAGACGCGGAGAAACACGCGCTGGCAAAATATCCGTCGGCGACAGGAATCGATCGTCACCCGGTCTACTAAGATGAAAGGTATACTATGAACTTGACTGGATGGTCAGGCCTAGTTCAAAAGGCTAAGTTCTTGGTAGACGACAATCTACCTACTATCCTGACTGCAGTAGGTGTTACCGGAACAGTTACGACCGCGGTCTTGACAGGAAGGGCCTCGTTCAAGGCAGCTGAGCTGATCCGAAAAGAAGGTGTGCATCATGATCAATCCAACGGAGAGGTCGTCGACGCTCCTGAACTCTCGAACGCCGCTAAAGCCAAGCTGGTTTGGCATCTTTACTTGCCACCCGCTGCTGTGGGTGTCACCACAATTGCTAGCATTGTCATGGCGAATCGCGTTGCGTCGACGAGGCTAGCAGCTCTAACGGTTGCTTCCGCCTTGTCCGAGCGTCGTTTCCAGGAGTATCGCGATAAGGTAGCAGAGAAGTTCGGTGCCCGTGATGCCACCAAGATGCGGGACGAGATCGCACAGGAACGAGTTTTGAAGAATCCTCGTGATACTCGAGAGGTGATCATCGCTGGTTCGGGCGATGTGCTCTGCTATGACATGCTGACTGGGCGATATTTCATGAGCTCGGCCGAGAAGATCCGCAAGGCAGAGAATCGAATCAATCACGAGCTGAACAACTTCATGCATGCCAGCTTGACCGAGTTTTACGAGGAAGTTGGTCTGCCTCCAACCACCTATACCGACATGGTCGGTTGGCATGGCAACGACAATCTAGAAGTACAGATCTCGGCAGTAACCTCCGACGATGAGCGACCTTGTCTGGCAATCGACTTCACTCCGCCGCCTAACTCTGAGTATCGACGCTCTCTGTACGATTGAAGAGCACATGCTCAGTTCATGGCTGATCTAGAACGAGCATATCTCCGATTTGCTAATAGCAGCTAGCTCTAGGTGCGGGAGAGTTTCCGCGGGCTCGAGGCGAGACTAGAGTGTGTACGGTACGGCACCAAATAGAACCCGCTTTGCGATGCACGGTGCTACGCGGTACGCATAAATTTCGGAACCAATTATGAAAGGAATCACCCATATGAAAGACGTAATGGCAGACGATATGCTGATCGCAACAACGCTTGTTGCTGTGCCAGTGTACGCGCTGGTGGTCGGGTTCTTTCTCGGTCTTGATGCCGCACGTTGGTTCGGCTGGGCGTAACAACAAGTTTTAGCATCTCGTGATAAACAGAAACTAGCGAATGCTAGCGATTTCCCTGTACGGGTAGAGAGTTTTCACAGATGGGTCGAGGACTGGCAGCCATGCCAGGGAGAAGTCAGCGGGTGAGTAGCGGGACTTCACGAATTCAAGAGTGGTGAGGATAGACCTACATGACGATCCCGTTGGGATAGCAGGCGGTATGTAGGGAGTGTTGGGTGCCCTCCCCGGGAACAACTGCCTCACCCGAATATTAGTCCGCGTAATAGAAAGAGCCGACAAAACTCGAGTAGGCGCAACCCTCTCGGGACAACGCGGCTGCCTCGTTGCGGAGGAATGCGTAACTCAGACTGCTTAGCGGTCACTGAGAATGGGGCCGTATGGGTCCTCGCCGCGGACTAACAATTTGTTGCAATTAAGGAGTCAAGATATGCAGAATGTAGTATGGGGCGAGTAATGGGACATATTTATCTTTTCGGAGTTTCTATACCAGCATTCCTGATCGTCCGGTATCTCGTTATGCGTCCACTGAGGAGCTATCTCAAGTACAGGCGTGATCAAAAAAGACAAGAGGATCAGCACTGGCAAGAGTGGTACGCAAAAATGGATGAAGATTATCCTTTTCTGCAAGACTTGACGAGAATATCGCGGGAGGCGCGGCAGAAAAGGGATCTCTAAGAAAGGACCCTGTGCTCAAGAAGACGATTACGTACAAAGACTTCAACGAAGAGGAAGTCAGTGAAGACTTCTTCTTCCATTTGTCTAAGGCGGAATTAGTCGAGCTCGAGATGAGTCATAAAGGTGGTCTTTCAGCTGCGCTAGAACGAATCATCGCAGCTGAGGATAATCAAGGTATTATTGCCGAGTTCAAGAATATCATCTTAACAGCCTACGGCAAACGATCTGAGGATGGTAAGCGTTTCATCAAGAATCAAGAACTACGGGACGAATTCACCTCGACAGAGGCATATTCAACCTTGTTCATGGAGTTGGTCACGGATACAGACGCAGCCACCGCTTTTATCAATGGAATTATTCCCGCCGATATGATAGCAGAAGCTGAAAAGCTGGTAGCGGCTAATGCAGAAAAAGAGCGGACGCCTGTTGTGACGCCAATCACAAAACCAGAGCTAGTTAGCAGGCAAGAACTGACAGCAATGCCGCAGGAGGATCTCGCGAAGATTGGAGCTCGCATTCAGGCTGGTGAAGTGGAGCTAGTAGATTAGCAGCTCGCAGAGAAAACTCGGCCTATAATGAAACCCACTATTTTTAGGAGTTGATATGTCGGGACAGCTCACCACGCTTAAGTTGGCGGCACAGGTTGTCGCGAGCTTCGGTGTAACGAAGATTGTCAACGATATCATCGCGAACAACACCACGATTCAGACCACTGCTGACGCAGTCAAGGTTTGGACGGGGTCGCTTGTAATCGGATCGATGGTCGTTGATCAGTCGGCGAAACACATCGGAGAACGCATCGACCAGGCTGCTGACTGGTACGCGAGCCGTAAGACAGAAACTACTGCATAGTAGGGCCAAGACTAAGATCTGAAACATGATCTTAGTCTTTTTTTCTTTCTAACTAAGGGAATACATGGAGCATCCTGAATTTCCGCCAAATAGCGAAGTAAGTAAGAGACAGGGCTCCGAAAAGAACATCGAACAAGTTACAACGGGCTCTGTTCGAAGAAAAAGGCCGTCTTTGCGCAAGCAATTCAAAGACACGTTCATTTCTGGCACCGTCCGAGGTTCACTTCAGTACGCTGTTCTTGATGTGGTGCTTCCGATGGTGAAAGACATGGTTGTCGAAGCAGGAGCATCTGCGCTTGAACGGCTGTTCTTCGGAGAGGGTCGACGTCGAGGTGGATCTGCTACGCCACCATCAGGCCCTTACGGTCACGTCAACTATACACGATATTCTTCGTCGTCCGCCAGATTACCATCTGGACAAAGAGCAATGAGTCGACGGGCACGTCAGGCACAGGACTTCGACGAGATCGTCCTCGATTCACGTACAGAAGCAGAAGAAGTCATTGACCGTCTATACGATTTGGTAGGTAAATATGACACAGCTACAGTTGCCGACCTCTATGAGCTTGTGGGCCTTGCCTCAAATCACACGGATTACAAGTGGGGTTGGGCGGATCTTCATGGGGCAGGCGTTCAGAGAATCCGTGATGGTTATCTTCTCGATCTCCCAGATCCCATCCCCCTCGACTACTGAGGAAGTACGCGCAGCCGCCAAGAAAGTCAAAGCCAGCGTGGAGGAGCTGACCTCCGATGGAGATGAATCAAATCCGGAACTGGGTGAAGGATCTGTATCCCCATAGCGCATCTTGGCATCGACGTGTAGATCGGATGTTCGATCAGCAGGTCTTTGCCATCTGGAAAGATCACGAGAGAAAGAAAGAAAAAGAAATCGAGCTCAACGGTGAACAACTAACCCTATTCTAAGGAGTTATGATGAAGCTCGTTCCGGGAGCGATCACGCAAAGGGTCGCCCGTGGTACGCTGCTCGCTCAGAAGAGCTCTCCAGGGCTTTTGCTCGGAGCGGGCATCGTCGGCGTGGGTGTAAGTACAGTTCTAGCTTGTCGTGCTACCCTAAAGATGGACGAAGTGTTGAACGAAGCGAAGGGTAAGGTCGAGCTGGCCAATACCCTTCAGCACGATGACTACAGCGATTTCGATCGTCGTCGAGATCTGCACGTCATTCGTGTCCAGACTGTCGTCATGATTGCCAGGCTGTATGCTCCGGCTGTCATTGTCGGCGGGCTCTCGATCGCTGCCCTGATGCGCTCTCATAACATTCTCACCAAGCGTAACGCAGCGTTGACAGCTGCCTATGCTGCTCTGGAGAAGGGATTTAACGAGTATCGCGCTCGTGTGGTATCCAAGTACGGAGAAGAAGAGGATCGAAACTTACGCTACGGAACTCGTGAGGTACCCGTAGTGGATCCAGAGACAAAAGAGAAGAAGATGATCACTCGAGTGGCGCCTGGAGAGCCCTCGATTTACGCTCGCTTCTTCGATCGAACTTGTGGATCCTGGAGTAAAGAACCAGAGTACAACCTGATCTTCCTCAAGGCCCAGCAGAATTGGGCCAACGATCTACTCCATGCTCGAGGTCATGTCTTCTTGAACGATGTCTACGACATGCTCGGGATGGAGCGCTCGACTGCAGGCGCCGTTGTTGGCTGGCTGTTGACTCGCGATGGCTCAACCGACAATTTCGTCAGCTTCGGTGTATTCGAAGGTAAGACCGACAAGGCTCGAGACTTCGTGAATGGCTTCGAGGGATCGGTCCTGTGTGACTTCAATGTCGACGGGATTATCTACGACAAACTTGATAACGTTCCTAGGGAGGCACTGTCTTGGCAACGGAACAGGTAGTTGAGCACGTAGCCGAAGGTCTCGAAGAAGCTGCTCAAGTAACCCGTGAGCTTGACATGGGACGGATCGGGTTTGGTCTTGGCGGTCTTGCTGTGGGACTCGCCTTCGGGTTCTACGTCGGATATAGGTTCAATCGCGCGAAAATTCGTGCTGAGGTGCTGCAGGAAGCCGAAAAAGATATTGAGCAGATTCGGCTGATGTACCGGGATCGAAACAAGCCTACTCCGGAAGCGATTGTCAGAGAGCAGGGCTACGAAACGCCCGAACCTCCGCGGCCGACTAGGCCTCCGGTTCCGGTACGAAAGCCTGAAACTCTGGTTGAGGAAGTCAGTCGGGACGAGTGGAACTACAACAAAGAAATCGCCCAGCGCGATCGGAACCATCCTTACATCATCCACGAGAACGAGTTTCAGGAAACGTTCCCGGATTACCAGCAGTTGCAGTGGACCTATTATGCAGGCGACAACATCCTCTGCGACGAGCGAGATGAAGTTGTTGTTCGCCCAGAACTGGTGGTCGGTGAGGAAAATCTGAAGCGGTTCGGGCACGGATCGAGCGATGACAACATGGTTTATATTCGCAACGACCGGCTCGAGATCGAGTGGGAGATCACCCGTAGTTGGAAGAGTCACGCCGAAGAAGTGTTAGGACTGGATCCAGATGAAACTCAAAACTCAGCGTGATCATGAGTATTTTGACTGGTTGACGTCGCAGATTGCGATTCCGGAAAGAAATCCGAACACGTATCATGGCTTGTTCGAGCGGATGCATGAGACGGAATTTCTGTTTACGGTCATCGGTGACGACAATCGGGTACAAGATGCCCGAGATCTACGGGTGCAGTTTTCGCATGGATCCTGGCGAGCACCTCGACGACCGATCTCAGTTCTTGAGATTCTGATCGCGGTTAGTCGCAGAACAGCTTTCATCTGTGGTGGGATTGCAGAAGAGTGGGCTTGGAATCTGCTCGAGAACCTGAAACTGAACAAAGCATCCGATCCTTTGGGTCGCGGTAAACTCAACCGCATCGACGAGACCCTGGAGGCTCTGATCTGGAGAACCTACGAGTACAACGGTAGGGGTGGGTTCTTTCCTCTTCGCGATCCCAAGGAAGATCAAACTAAGGTAGAAATCTGGTTCCAAATGAACGCCTACGCACTGGAGATCATGGAACTAGATCCCTGACCGTGAGACTGGGAAGGGAGGGCAATGGATTTCTATCAGATCCGTTCGAGAGAAACGAAAGATAAGAGAATGGAATTGTACCCTGATTTCATTGTCGGTCGTTCTCAGGATCTGATGGTACAAGGGCGGACCTTTTATGCAATTTGGGACGCAGAACGAGGTCTATGGTCTCGTGACGAGTATGATGTCCAGCGGCTGGTTGATCAAGATCTAGAAGCCGAAGCCGAAAGACTGCAGAAAGAAACAGGAATCGACTATGTGATCAAGTACATGCGCTCGTTCCAAAGCAACACCTGGGCGCAGTTCAAGAAATTCCTGGCGAATCTCAGTGATAACAATCGCCCACTCGATTCGAAGATTTTGTTTTCGAATTCAGAGATCACGAAGCAAGACTACGCGAGTAGGTACTTGAATTACCCGCTCGAAGAGGGTGATCTTTCAGCTTGGGACGAACTCGTTGGCACCTTATATTCAGTAGAAGAACGCGCAAAAATCGAATGGGCTATCGGATCCATCGTGGCGGGGGACTCGAAGAAGATTCAGAAATTCTTCGTGTTCTACGGTCCCGCTGGATCCGGTAAGTCTACGATTCTAAACGTGTTGCATAAATTGTTTGAGGGCTACACGACCGCCTTTGACGGGAAAGCACTCGGTCGTGCCGATAGTAATTTCTCTACGGAAGCCTTCAAACACAACCCCCTGGTAGCCATTCAGCATGACGGCGATCTGTCAAAGCTAGAAGATAACACTCGACTGAACTCGATCGTCTCGCATGAGCGAATGACGATCAACGAAAAGTACAAGCCAAGCTACACAGCACGAGCAGAAGCATTGCTGTTCATTGGCTCCAACCAGCCGGTAAAGATCACCGATGCAAAATCAGGAATCATTCGACGACTGATCGATATTCATCCAACTGGTGTACGAATTCCAATTCGACACTACACTTCCTTGATGAGCCGGATCGAATTCGAGCTCGGAGCCATTGCTTACCATTGCCAACAGGTATATTTGGAGATGGGTAAGAACTACTACAACGGCTACCGGCCTTTGGAAATGATGCTGCAAACAGACATCTTTTTCAATTTCATCGAGGCCTACTACGACATCTTCCGAGCTCAAAACTACGCTACCTTGAAGCAAGCCTACAGCCTGTACAAGGAATACTGCTTAGAGACGGGCATCGAGCGGCCGCTGGCACAGTACAAGATTCGTGAGATGCTACGTGACTATTTCGATACCTTTCAAGATCGAGGTCTAGTAGATGGAGAAAGAGTTCGAAGCCTATATCTGGGATTCAATGCAGAGAAATTTAAAGCGCCTAAGGACGGCGACGAGGATCTACCTGCATTTTCTCTGGTTATGGACGAGTCTGATTCTCTATTTGATCGTATCTTTCACGATCAGCCTGCTCAGCTGGCTAATAAAGATGGCACGCCAGCTCGAATCTGGTCGAGAGTAGAGACTCGGCTTTCAGATATTGATACGTCGCTTCTGCACTATGTGAAGGTTCCTGAAAAACATATCGTGATCGACTTTGATCTGAAAGACATCAACGGACACACCAGTCTCGAGCGGAATCTGGAAGCAGCCAGCCTCTGGCCAGCTACCTATGCCGAGATCAGCAAGTCAGGAAACGGAGTTCATCTGCACTACCGTTATCTAGGCGACCCTGCTGAGCTGGCAGCGACATATTCCGAAGGAATCGAGATCAAATCCTTCGTTGGGGATGCATCGTTGCGTCGACGTCTGACGCTCTGTAACGCGGTTCCAATAGCTGAAATAAGTGGGAAACTTCCGCTTAAAAAGAAGAAGGAGAAGATGCTTAAGGCTAAGACGATTACCACCGAAAAGGGTCTTAGGGATCTAATCGAGCGGAACCTGAAGAAAGAAATTCATCCTGGAACCAAGCCGTCGATCGACTTCATCGAGCATATTCTGCAAGAGGCCTACGATTCGAAGATGAGATACGACGTCAGCGATCTACGATCTCGAATTCTAGCCTTTGCCAACAACAGCACCAATCAGGCTTCGACTTGTACCAAGATCGTACAGACGATGAAGTTCATGTCCGAGGATGAGCTCGAGTCGGATAAGCAAATTCAAGTTAACGACGACAGGATGGCAATCTTCGATGTTGAGGTTTATCCAAATTTGTTTGTCATCTGCTGGAAGTTTCGCGGTGACGATACTGTTGTTCGGATGGTTAATCCGTCACAGGCCGAGGTGGAAGCGCTGACCAAACTAAAGCTGGTCGGCTTTTACAATCGTCGCTTCGACAATCATATTCTCTATGCGGCAGTGCTAGGTTATACAGTTGAGCAGCTATACGATCTGACCAAGAAGATCGTAGTCGACAACAACCGTAACGCGATGTTTGCTCAAGCGTATAACTTGTCCTACAGTGATGTCTGGGATTTCAGCTCGATCAAGCAGAGCTTGAAGAAGTTCGAGATCGATCTCGGCATCCACCATATGGAACTAGATCTACCTCAGGACCAACCGGTAGACGAAGCAGACTGGCCAAGAGTCGTAGAGTATTGTGTCAACGATGTCCAAGCAACAGAGCACGTGCTTGAAGATCGTTGGGAAGATTTCGTAGCGCGACAAATCTTGGCCGAGTTGAGCGGATTGAGTGTCAACGACACCACCCAGAGACATACCGCCAAGATCATATTTGGCAACGATAAGAATCCTCAGCAATATTTCGTCTATACAGACCTAAGCGAGGAATTCGATGGCTACACATTCGACGCGGGAAAGAGTTCTTATCGTGGGGAGGATCCCGGCGAAGGAGGCTACGTTTACGCTGAGCCCGGAATTTATACCGGTGTTGCTCTACTGGACGTGGCGTCTATGCATCCAACGTCAATCGTATGTTTAAACTTATTTGGCAAATACACGGAAAAATTCAAAGACCTCCTAGACGCTCGTCTGGCAATCAAACGCCGCGACTTCAATGCGGCCCGCCAGATGCTGGATGGTCGCCTGGCTCCTTTCCTAAAGAACGAGAGCGGCGCGGACAAACTTGCCTACGCCTTGAAAATTGTGATCAACATTGTCTATGGGCTTACTTCCGCAAGCTTCCCCAACCCGTTCAAGGACAACCGGAACAAAGACAACATCGTAGCTAAACGCGGTGCTCTCTACATGATCGATCTGAAAAACGATCTCAAAGATAATCACCATGCGGTAATCCATATCAAGACAGATTCAGTAAAACTTCCTTACGCCACTGGTGATGGAGCAAACGTAATCGATTTTGTCAAAGAACACGGAGCTCGCTATGACTATGAATTCGAGCACGAAACAACGTATGAGAAACTGTGTCTTGTCAATGATGCAGTTTACATCGCTTGTAAGGACGGTCAATGGACGGCTGTCGGAAGCCAATTCCAGCATCCGTACGTTTTCAAGACTCTATTCTCCGGCGAGCAGCTCGAGTTCCGCGACTACTGCGAAAGCCGAGAAGTCCGCCAGGGATTAATGTATTTGGATCGCGAGGATCATGACGAGAAAACAGACCTTGATTATCATAATATGCGCCTCGTTGGTCGGAGCGGTAGCTTCATACCTGTACTTGAGGGTGGAGCCACGCTATACCGCGTTAAAGACGACCACTACTACGCCGTAACAGGAACCAAGGGACACAAGTGGATCGAGGCGGAGATTGCCGAATCAACGCCAGATCTGCAAATCGACATGTCATATTTCGAGAAGCTAAGTGATGAGGCCGTAAAAGCGATCGAGGAATTCGGATCATTCAAGGAGTTTGTTAATGCCACCGAATGACAATACCGTATTGATGGAAGGTGTACGAATCATCTTCCGTAATTTCGCTGGTAAGGAAGGCCAATACAACCGTGAAGGTGATCGCAACTTTGCTGTTCTTCTCGATGATACCACTGCACAAGCGATGGCCGAAGACAACTGGAACGTCAAGTGGTTGAGACCCCGCAACGAAGATGAGGAAGAAACTCCTCAGGCCTATCTTCCGGTCTCGGTAAACTTCAAAGGTCGGCCGCCTCGAATAGTGTTAATTACATCTCGTGGTCGAACTAATCTCGATGAACGCCAAGTTGAAATGCTCGACTGGGCTGATATCCTCAATGTGGATTTGATCGTTCGTCCGTACGCCTGGACGGTCAACCAGAAATCTGGAGTCAAGGCATACCTACAGAGTATTTATGTCACGATCGAAGAGGATGCTTTGGAGATTAAGTATTCCGAACTAGACCAAGCCTAACGGATAGGACTCTATCTTGGAACAGACTAGTTTGACCACCAAGTATGTGCGAAAGCCACTATTCGTGGATGCTGTGCAGGTGACAGAGCAGAACTTCGCCGACATTGCTCGTTGGTGCTTTGGCGAGATTGGCAACATCGACGAGTCCCCTGTCGACAGATCGCAGGAAGTTCAGCCGACCAAGCAGTACATCCATGTGCGGGTTCACAATCCGAAGAATCCGCGCCAGACAAAAGCGTTCGTGGGGGATTGGATTCTCTACACCGAGCGCGGCTACAAGGTTTACACGACAAAAGCCTTTCAGGCAAATTTCGATCCAGTAGAGTCGAGCTAGCAAGCCCCCCTCGGAGGTCTCGAGTGAGATCCTTTCCGGGAAGTCCCTCCGCCAGGATCTGCGACTCTGCTACCAGAGGAGTGTCTATCTCTTCCCCCTGTTCGCAGGGATAGGCAGCTTGATACCTCCGCCCTTCAACACCGGAGGTTCATGACTGTACTACTGACAGCACTAGTGCTACTTATACCTGCACAGAACCAAGATATTCGCTGGCAAGCCGTTCGACCGTACAACGCAAAGCTGACTCGAATAGCGTATTGCGAAACGAAGATGAATGGCAGAATCAGATGGTTTCTGAATTCAGGAAACGGCTATTATGGTGGACTGCAGTTTGATCTGCGTACATGGAAATCGGTGGGTGGACGCGGTTACCCACACCGCAACAACAAGTTAGAACAGAAGTATCGTGCCGTGAAGTTAATCAAAAGGCGAGGATATGCACCCTGGCCCAGATGCGGAAGTGCCTAAAGTTATTGTCCGTGACAGATGGATTATACATGACAACTGGTGGCTTCCGAAAGAGAAACAAATTCGTCGTGAATACGCCGACGTAGACTGGAATGGCCGTAGAATTGTATTCGCTCAAGAAGGATCGGATACAGTCTGGAGGATTAAATATGCGTCAAGTGCATTGTGATGGCTGTGGATATTCGGAAGCGGACGATCTGGCAAACTCGAAGCGAAAGATCCTTCCGGTTACGATCGGACTCGAACGAGATCCACGCTGGCCCGAAGGTACAGATAAAAATTCAGCCGATCTCTGCGCGAGTTGTATCGGCCTACTGTTGCACACCTACTTCAATGTACCAATGTCCGATCGACTTGAGCTCGAGGTACCAACCTTTCTCAGTGTCGAAGACCTGAAGCCGCTAGCTAGCAGACGCGCTGAATAGATATGAGAGAGTGGATTGTCTTCAGACAAAATGAAAGTACCGATGATTGGGACGCCACGCTAGTCGATGTGGAAGCCGAATCAAATGTCGAAGCTTGTAAAGAAGCTGCTATCCATCGAGCAACCCCAGGGCGTTACATGGCTTTTCCCAACGATTACGCGTCTTATTTCGAAATAACGATCAGAAAAGTTACAGAAGTTGACGTAGGTCAGGGCCATTCAATGGTGTAAGTTTAGGAGGGGGAATGCCAATTCGCAAAGCAAAGGGAGGCTATCAGTACGGCAGTGGCGGTAAGGTGTACCGTGGTAAAGGAGCGAAAGCAAAGGCCGCCAAGCAAGGACGTGCGATTAAAGCCAATCAAAAGAAGCGCAAATGAGTTGGGAATGGGTGGTTCTAATTCTTGGCATCGTTGGCATCGTCGCGCTCTTATTCGGCTGGGTTGCCTGGACCAACACGAAAAGTTCTGATAGACCTCAAAGTTACCAGTAACCTCACTGCCTAGTGAGGACCACACGGGAGGGTCTGATCTGCTCAGTCTCGGGCCCTCCCGAATATCTAAGGAGCTATGATGGAATGGACTGAGGATCTTGTCCTGATGGGTGGAACTGCTGAAGAGCGGACCGCGGAATTCGAGGATAAATTCATCACAATCGTCGCGCAGATGATGATGCACGGTATCTCCACCGGACAAATGATTAGTCTGATCGAGGCTCAACGCAGTGAGCGCCAAGAGGCTCTTAATGGCTGACGAAGCCTACGAGCGAGAACGAAAAATCGCCGAAGCAAAAACGGAGTTGTACGCTCAGCAAGAACGAGGTGAGTGGTCGGGCTTGATGGACACCAGTGGCTCCCCGATTTACACTTTGGCCGAGATCGGTAATGCCGTGGTCAAGAGCCTCAGCGCCTGGGACCAAGAGGAGCTGAAAAACTGGCCACCTGAAGAATTAAGAGACCAAGATTAGCTTCGTGAGGGCTTGCGCCCCGAGGGTATTGCTAAGGACGACAAAATAACCAGTCTCTGCGAGGGCTGGTTCTAACAAATCGTCCGCCGTTGCAGCGGAAAGCGGAGCTAACCCGACCGCGCGGAGCTAACAAATTTCCGGGAGCGCGCACCGCGAAAGCGGACAACACCAACCCGGAAAGGTCCGAGCTCCGGGACAGCACAGTCCAGGAAGACACCGGAGATAGGGTTCGATTCCCTATGTGCAGGACCACCAAGGGAGAAGACTCTGGCATAGGTCTTCATCCCCTGCCGGTATGGAGAAGGACACTGCGGCGTCCTTTTTCAGGGGAGACAGAGACACTTGACGCACCACCTAGGGGAGAGGGTGCTGAAAAGTGTCTTTGTCTCCGCCGGTTATTTCGACGAAAGGAATTTATGGGAATTAAGAATATAGAAACTGCATTTCCCGATTCAGATCCCCAATTAACATTTTTTGTAGTTGCGCCTGATTACGCTTGGTTTCAATCGTGGTGCCAGGACAATCAAATCAATTCTCACGACAAACGACACGCGATATTTGTAAACGATATGAAAGTTGTGCAAGGACATCGATTAACAACTGAAAAACAGATTATTGATCTGGGACCATTTGACTACACGCGGTATGAACTTGTATTAGCGCTTAAAAGTCGAGTGGTTTAGTGAAAGGAGAAAGATGACCTCATGGGTGAAGGCGTTGCAGACATACTTCACTGCTCCGCCGCACGGCAAGAAGATCGAGATCAGCGAGTTCAAGGAGTTGACAGATCAGGACAAGCAGGACTTCCACGAGATGCTGACCGCCGAAGGCATCCCAGTCGATCCGATCAAGAAGGAGTAAAATGCCCCTGCAGGGTAGAGAATGGCGACCCCGTGAGATAGTGCTGTTACTGTACAATGCTGGCTGGACTCACGTCAACAATCTCTGCATCATGACTGCGGTTATTGGTGCGGAGAGCGCTTACTACGAGCACGCCTACCATTGGAACGAGGATGGCACCACCGATTGGGGCTTGTTCCAGCTCAACGACGGACTGCGTGGTTACAGTGAGCCGGGTGATGGTGGAGTTGTCAGTGATCCAAAGCAGAAGGCATTCCGAGACCTCGCTTGGAATTCTGCCACCGCAGTAGTCAAGGCTCGAGAGCTGTACAACGAACGTAAGTTCCAACCGTGGGCCGCTTATAACAGTGGACGCTATAAAGAGTGCATGCCGCGGGCTTGTACGGGCGTCGCTAATTTCCTGGCTATCTTGAATGGATTTCAGCCAGTCGCTTAACAGACTAGGACTTTTAATTTTTTTTAGGAGGACTGACTATGGCAGCTAGCGCTAAGAATCCGATGGTTCTGCAGCACGCTCGCTCTGGCACGATTCACTTCTTCAACTCACACGGCAACACCGGTTGCGGACATGGCGGCGGAGGGCGCGATGTCGAAGACAACTACCGCCGTCGCCGACTGGAAACAGCGCAGAAGCAAGAGGGTGCCAAGCTCTGTAATGCTGGCTGTAAGAAGCTGCATCCGTAATGCCGAATACAACTAGCCCACATTCCTTTCGTCCACTGCGCCCCTGGGATCTACGTCCTGGGGGCCGTTGTAAACATTGTTTCCTACCAATGTCGGCTCATCCAATTCACTACTGGGCTCCAGCAAGATCTCTGGGTGATAAACGAAAAGCTGAGTTATCGTTCGAAGCTCTGAGCGGAAAGAAAGATGGACCTTAAACCTCACCAGAAGCTGGCGCTAACCCAGTTGCAGAACGGCAACATTCTCTGGGGCGGCGTCGGCTCTGGTAAGTCTCGAGTCGCAGTCGCCTACTACCTGGAAAAGGAGCAGCCGAAGGACATCTATGTCATTACCACCGCTAAAAAGCGTGACAGTCTCGATTGGAATCGGGAGTTCGCTGCGCAGGCGATTGGTACGAAACCAGATGCCACTATTGCGGGTGTGCTTACCGTCGATAGCTGGCAAAATATTCGTAACTACGTCGGAGTCGATGACGCTTTCTTTATTTTCGACGAGCAGAAAGTGGTTGGCTCCGGATTATGGGTCAAGTCGTTTCTTAAGATCACCAAGAACAATCACTGGCTTCTACTCTCCGCCACCCCGGGCGATACCTGGCTGGACTATATCCCTGTATTCATCGCCAACGGCTTCTACAAGAACCGTACCGCGTTTAAGCGCGAGCATGTGGTCTATAAGCCCTACGCGAAGTTTCCAAAAGTTGATCGTTATCTGGGGGAAGCACGGCTAGTCAAGCTGCGCAACCAGATCCAAGTCCATATGCCCTACCAGAAGCTGACTATTCGCCACAATCTGACCAGAGAAGTAGCCTACAACAAAGAGCTGCTGGATAGCGTGATCAAGAAGCGTTGGCACATCTATCAGAACCGTCCGATCCGGGATATTTCCGAGCTGTTCCAGGTCATGCGCAGAGTGGTGAACGAGGATCCAAGTAGGGTAAAAGCGATCAGAGAGCTTCTAAGCTCGAATCCCAAAATAGTGGTGTTCTACAACTTCGACTATGAATTGATGGCTCTCAGGCGCTTACAGGACGTTACAATGGTAGCTGAATGGAACGGACACAAACATGAGCTGATTCCGGACACCGACAGCTGGGTTTATCTGGTTCAGTATGCGGCCGGATCTGAGGGCTGGAATTGCACCGAAACGGACACGGTTGTCTTCTATTCTTTGACCTACTCGTACAAAAACTGGGAACAGGCCCATGGAAGAATAGATAGAATTAATACGAATTACATAGATTTGTACTATTTCGTCCTGAGAAGCAAAAGTGTTGTCGATGGTGCGATCTTTTCGAGCCTGAAAAAGAAGGAAAATTTCAATGTGGCCAAATTTGACCACACGGTTTTGAAGTGATTTGGCTAAAACAAGCCAAAACGTGTAAGGGCCTTGTGGCCAAAAACGTTCCTAAAAACTTTTCCCCACGCGCGAACCTAATAAGTAATATATAGAATATAGGCAATAATAGATATTAGGTTGATGATTATAGAAAGTTTTTGCGAGGCCGTTTTTGGCGGGTTTTTGGCCACAGCTTCCCCAAGGGCTTTTAGCAGCTTGCCCGAGGGCTTTTTAAAGTTTGGAGTTATATGGAGCTCTGGAAACAGATAGAGAACTTCCCAGATTACAGTGTTAGCGATATGGGTAGGATCCGCGCTAACAATTCTTATAGGATCTTGGCACTGAATGAAAACCAATATGGCCTAGTTCAAGTAGGAATGATGCGAGATGGAGTCCAAAAACACAGATCGGTTCCGCTCTTGGTGGCGAAAGCTTTTATTCCGCAACCCTCTGGTGCTTTTGACACTCCTATCAATCTTGATGGTAATCGTCATAACAATCGTGTTGAAAACCTAGCCTGGCGACCACGTTGGTTTGCGGTTAAGTACAACCAACAGATCAGGCATCCGTATGAACAACCAATTCTTCATCCGCTGGTAGACTTGAAAACAGGTGAGGTAAGCCCAAATTCAACCGAGTGCTTTAAACGATATGGGTTGCTCGAGCAAGACCTGGTTTTTTCAGTCTTGAATCGTACTTATGTTTGGCCGACCTATCAGGAGTTTGGCATAGTGGAGTGATAATTTAAGATTAGATATTAGTTAGTCACTGAAACGCAGACTTTAATAGAAGAAGGAAGCTAACTCCTCGTCTTTTTTGCGAAGGAGGCGCTAATGACAGAAGGAGAGTATCAAAATAAGATAATTAAAAGGCTTGAATCTATGTTTCCGGGTTGTACAGTATTCAAAACTGATGCCAACTATCGTCAAGGTTTTCCTGATTTACTCATCCTTTGGAACCGACATTGGGCAGCCTTAGAAGTGAAGACTTCTCCGATGGCAGCATCGCAGCCTAACCAAGATTATTACGTCAATAGGCTGAACGAGATGTCGTTTGCTGCTTATATTTACCCGGAAAGTGAGGAGGAGGTTTTAAGTGCGCTTCAACAGGCATTTGAATCTCCAAGGAGAGCACGCGTTTCTTAGTCCTAGTCAGTGGCATTGGATTCACTACACGCCACATCGTTTGATTGAGCGTTGGACTTCAGCTCAGGCTGGAGCATATGGTGTCGCGCAACATGATTATGCGCAAAGAGAAATTCAAGCAGGCAGAAGATCGTTGCTAGTCGGAACCGTTGGCTTATACATCAATGATGCTATCAAGTACAAGATGCAATGCGAACAGGTTCTGTACTATTCCGAAAATTGTTTTGGCACTGCTGATACCATTAGCTTTCGGTACAACACGCTTCGAATTCATGATCTAAAAACAGGTGTGTTCCCAGGTTCAGTTCATCAACTCGAAGTTTATGCTGCACTATTTTGTCTTGAGTACGACAAGGATCCTCTCGAGATCAAAATTGAGTTGCGCATCTATCAAGATAACGAGGTCATGGTTTATGATGCTGATCCAGATGACATTATCTTTATCATGGAAAAGATCCAAGAATTCGATCAGTTGCTCAATCATCGAAGACTAGAGGAGGAGTCGTGATTCGTACTGAAGAAGCCCATCTTGCGCATTACGGCATCCTTCGTCGTTCTGGTCGCTATCCTTGGGGATCTGGTAGTACACAAAATAAGCGCAATAAAGATTTTCTAGATTACATCGGTGGCCTTCGAGAGAAGGGCATGACCGATACTCAAATTGCAAAAGGTATTGGAATTTCAAGAAACGAACTCACTGCTGCGCGATCGATTGCTCGTGCTCAACAGAAGCAACAAGATATTCTCACTGCTCAGCGTTTGAAGGAAAAGGGTTGGTCAAACGTTGAAATTGGAAAGAGAATGGGTCGTAATGAATCTTCGGTTCGAGCTCTTCTCAATCCAGGTGAAAAAGACAAAGCTGACGCTTTGCAGACCACATCCAACTTTCTTAAAGATCAAGTAAACGAAAAAGGTATGATCGACGTTGGTCGCGGAGTCGAAGCATGGATGGGTGTTACTCGAACTCGTCTTGATACAGCGATCGCTGCACTAAGAGAAGAAGGTTACGCGGTTCACAATATTCAGATCAGACAGATCTTCGGTCAAGATCAATTCACACACATGAAAGTTTTGGCTCCGCCAGGAACAACACTTTCTCATGTCCAGCAGAATAGAAAAGACATTAAGCAAATTGCTGGTTACTCAGACGATCACGGCCGCAGCTTCTTTCAAGTTCAACCACCGCTTTCAATCAGCTCGAAGCGGTTGCGTGTTAACTATGCAGAAGATGGTGGAGGTAAGGCAGACGGTGTTATTTATGTTCGTCCTGGGAAGAAGGATCTCGAGCTAGGATCTGACCATTATGGTCAGGTCCGAATTGCTATTGATGGTACTCACTACATCAAGGGCATGGCTGTCTACAAGGACGATCTTCCTCCTGGCGTGGATCTTGTGTTCAATACAAGTAAAAGTCATAGTGACGCTCCACGCAAGAAAGATGTAATGAAAGAGATGGAA